TTACACCGGGGCAGCAATGTTTACCGAGAAAGATGAGCCTACAGACAATCCTGCTTTAGATCGTTGCTCATACAGATTGTCTGGTTGTGAATGTCGATTTAGTAAAAACAAGCCTTTACCCTTTGGCGGGTTTCCAGCTTCAAGCATGTTGTGAGGTTTTATGAATATCTTACTTGGAATAATTTATGGGATGGTAGGGACGCTAATCATTCATCTTCTAAGCTATGCGGTTCACTTTGTCATTCTAAGGTTAAGAAAGATTAAAGAGAAAAAAGCTTATTTAATTAAATTTAGCTGCCCTTGTGGCGGGATTTTTGAACCAACTGGTCAAGTATATCTTACTTATCCAACTCAAAAGCAGCGGAAGTGCACAAAATGTGGAAACTGTAAGGGGTTTTTCTAAATGAAGCTTACAGCAAAACTTAAAAAAGCAATCATGGCCCATGCGGATGAATGCTATCCACACGAGTGCTGTGGGGTGATTATTGATAAGCAATATATTCCTTGTCGCAATATTTCTAAAAACTCTGATCAATTCGAAATCCATCCAGAAGATTTAGCTATAGCAGAAGACCAGGGCGAGATATTAGCGTATGTGCATTCACACCCTGACGGAACCACAAGAGCCTCAGAACTAGACTTAATTCAAATTGAATTACATCAAAAGCCGTGGGTAATTTGTTCGTATCCGGATCTTGATTTTCAAGTCTACGAGCCTTGCGGTTATCGCGCCCCCTTAGTGGGGCGTAATTATTTTCATGGCTGGCAAGATTGCTATGCGCTTGTACGTGATTTTTATAGTCGTGAATTAGGTATAGAGCTTATGGATTTTAAGCGGGATGATGCATGGTGGGAAGATAAAGACCATCCATCACTTTACCTTGAAAATTACGAAAAAGCAGGTTTCTTTGAAGTTGGTAAACCAGAATATGGCGATATGTTGGTTTGTCGGGTTGGACGTACAGAACATCCAAATCATGCAGTTATATGGTTGGGTAATAATGGGCAGCTTAAATCGGAGCAAACTGAGCAATGCATAGGTTCAAGCTTAATTCTGCATCATCCGTATAACAGAAAGTCAGTACGCGAAATTTATGGCCAACAGTGGAAAGATCGCACGGTAAAAATCTTGAGGCATAGAGATGTTAAAAACAATTAAGTTGTACGGCATCTTGGGCCAAAAGTTTGGTCGTGAATTTAAGCTCGATGTCGCAAATACGCGTGAAGCCATGCGTGCTTTATCAGTTCAGATCGCTGGCTTTGAACACTTCATGACACATTCCCATGAACAAGGGTTGGCTTTTGCAATTTTTCTTAAAGGCAAAGGTTCAGGCAATAAGCGTGGCAAGAAGCGCCCAGCAATTTACGATCATGAAACAAAGCGCTTAATCACTGGGGACAATATCGGTGAAGAGCAGCTTGATATGTCTACTGAAGCCGACATTATTCACATTGTCCCGCGTGTAATGGGAGCTGGTGGTAATAGTGGAGTCTTACAATTAGTTCTTGGAGTAGTTCTGATTGTTGCAGGTGTGATGACTGGCGGTACGTCTTCAGCTTACGGTGTTGCATTAATTGGCGCTGGTGCAGGCATGGCTATGGGAGGTGTTGCATCAATGCTCATGCCGAAAGCCCAAACTACTCAAAATCAAAACCAAGACGGGAACCGGGCAAACTTTGGTTTTGGGAGTGCAGTAACCACAGCCGCTCAAGGTTATCCAGTACCGATTCTCTATGGTAGACGTGAAGTCGGCGGCTTCGTATTAAGTGCTGGTCAATATCCAGAAGATCAGATGTAATTTTTAAGTTAGTTATAGGCGCTTTTTGGCGCCTTTTTTATTGCGTGGGATTTGATATGACAGCGATGGTAAAAGGCGCAAAAAAGGGAAGCCAGCAACCAAGACAACCAGTAGTTGCACCGGACTCCGCACAATCTAAAACTTATATTAAAGAGTTGATTGGTCTAGCGGAGGGTGAAGTCGAGGGATTAGCAAACGGCTATCAATCAATTTTGCTTGAAGATACTCCGTTGCAAGATGAAAACGGCAACAAGAACTTTGAAAACGTTACTGTTAATTTTAGATCCGGAACAAACGATCAAGAATACATTGAAGGCTTCCCGGCAGTTGAAAATGAAATCCCGATTGACGTAGAGCTTAAATCATCTACACCTTGGGTACGTTCTTTTAATAACCTTGATCTTGATGCGGTTAGATTACGATTACGTTGGGGTCCACTACGCAACCAAGACCCAACAACGGGTGATGTTACTGGCTATACCATTGAATACGCGGTGGACTTGCAAACTGATGGTGGTGCATGGTCAGAAGTATTAAGAGCAAAAATTTCAGATAAAACATCTGATAATTATGAGCGTCCACATCGTATTGACTTACCCAAAGCCGATTCAGGCTGGCTGGTTCGTGTTCGCCGAATCACGCCAAATTCAACTTCTGAATATATCAGCGACAAAATGTATGTTAAGGCTGTTACTGAAGTAATAGACGCGAAATTACGCTATCCAAATACAGCATTAGTTTCATTGCAATACGATGCTGAAACATTCGGTGGATCAGTCGCAAAATTAGCGGTTGATTTGAAAGGCGTAAAAATTAAGGTACCGACAAATTACAACCCTGAAACCCGCGAATACATTGGGTTTTGGGATGGCACTTTTAAACGCGCATATTCAAACAACCCTGCATGGATTTACTATGATCTTTGCACATCTAAGCGCTACGGAATTGGTGAGCGAATTACAGATGGAATGCTTGATAAATGGTCTTTATACCGTTTAGCCCAATACTGTGATGAGTTGGTACCAGACGGGTTGGGCGGTCAAGAACCACGTTTCACATGTAACATTTATCTTCAGAGCGCTGAAGATGCTTATAGCATTCTTACAAAATTAGCTGGTGTTTTTCGAGCTATTACTTATTGGGATGGGGATAGCATTGTTTGTAATGCTGATATTCCACAAGATACCTATTTCACATATACCCGTGCAAATATTATCGGGGAGCCGGATCATAATGGTACACGTGCCCGTGATAGACATAATGCAGTAAAAGTAGCTTGGGATAACCCAGCCAATCACTATAAGACTGAATATGAATTTGTGCGTGATGAGAAAGCCATTTCTGAAATGAAACAGGTGCGCTTACTTGAACTTGATGCGTGGGGGTGCACATCGCGTGGGCAAGCACAACGAGCAGGCTTGTGGGCTTTAAAGTCTGAACAACTTGAAACACGTACTGTGACTTTTAAAGTTGGATTAGACGGCCATATTCCTTTGCCGGGTAAAGTGATTGAATTTGCAGATCCTATTTTTGCTGGAAGAGCAAACGGTGGTCGCATTTCTGCAATTTCAGCAGATAGAAAAAGCATTACTCTTGATCGTGATGACGTTGTTGCAATAGCTGGGGACCGTCTAGTAATTAATGGTGAAAACGGGAAAGCTCAAACACGTATTGTTCAATCAATTGTAGGTAGAGTCATAACTGTTACTGTAGCTTTTGATGAAATTGCACCTCAAAACGTTTGGGTTATTGATGCTCAAGATTTGGCAACGCTTAAATTTAGGGTTTTGTCAGTAGTTCAAAGTGATTCACATCAATTTACTATTACAGCGCTTGAATACAATCCGAAAAAGTTTGATGCAATCGATCATGGCGCTCATTACATCGATGTACCAATTTCAATTGTTAATCCCAATATTCAAGAACCAGTTTCAAATATTGTTATTACAAGCGAAGATCGGGTGGATCAAGGTATTAATGTTGCCACCATGGTTGTGTCTTGGACGCAAGCAAAAGGTGCGGTTAAGTATCTGGTTGAATGGCGTAAAGATGACGGCAGTTGGATTAAGCTTCCAATAACCGGCAACAACTCAGTCGAAGTACCAGGTATTTATGCGGGTCAATATCAAGCACGAGTAACAGCGATTTCAGCTTTTGAGATAGCTTCTTTACCAGTTTATTCAACTTTGACTGAACTCTCTGGAAAGCAAGGTTTACCTCCAAAATTGGCATTTATCCAAGCAACAGGTATTTTGTTTGGTATGCGCCTAAATTGGGGTTTTCCTGCAACTGGCGCACTTGATACGGCTTATACCGAGATTCAAGTTTCACCAGATGGAACAAGCAACATTGCTCAATTGGGCTTATTCGCTTATCCAACAACGACTCATACGATTCAAGGTTTGCAGCCAAATCTGACTCAATTTTATCGTGGCCGCTTGATTGATAGAATCGGAAATATTGGGCCGTGGTCAAACTGGACTCATGCGACAACTTCTGCCGATGCTACAGACGTTCTTGAGCTCTTGAATGATCAAATCAGTGAAACACAACTTAGTCAGGATCTTAAAACCAAGATTGATCATATTGAGACTATTGATGCTGAAATAGGTCCACTTAAGCAAGATATTCAAAATACGAAAGATCGGATTGCACAAGAAGTCGTTGATCGTCAAAACGCTATTCAGCAAGCCAAAGATGGTTTATCACAGCAAATTATTGATGGTGATGAAGGTGTTCTTGAAGTTGTAAATACTGTTAAACAGTCAAGTGATGATGGTCTTGCTGCAGCTCAAGAAAGCATTCGTGTTGTTGCAAATGATCTTTCACTTGTAGCTGAAAAAACGGACGGTGTATATGCACAGTTAAATCCACCTTTGATTGGATCTGAGTCTGATTTGATCGGTAATGATCAGGGCTTCGCAGGAACTTGGTCTGTTCAATCGGCAATGATCGAAGGGGACTTAGCACTTAGTAAGCGTATTGATACAACGGCAGTTGAGTTAAATAACTTACAGGCTTATGCACAACGAGAAGTACAAGCACGAATTGAGGGTGATAGGGTAACTGTTCAAAAAATAGATAACTATATCGCAAGCAATGATAGTGCTCTTGCAACTGTACGCCAGTCGGCACAGGTAGCAGTTGAGCAGTCATCGGCAAATGCTGAAGCGATTGATTTAATTAATCTTGAGCTTGACGATAAAGCTTCAACGGGACAATTGACGCAAGTTAAGTCAGACATTAAGAATGTAGATGACAAAGTTGCCGCCCAAACAGTACGTATTGACGGTGTTTTCGCGCAACTCAATCCTCCATTTATCGGGTCAGAATCTGACTTAATCGGAAATGAAGGAGGTTATGCAGGCGTATGGTCAGAGCAATCTGCACGTATTGAAGGCGATTTGGCCCAAGCTAAACTTACTGAACAGCTTTCTGCACAAATGAATGAGAGCAATGCTTTGTTTCAGCAACAAATCAATGCAAATGCTAGTGCTATTTCTTCAACGATAAAAGTAACGGAAACGTTGCAAACTAAAGTCGGTAAGAATAGTTCGTCTATTCAAAATGTCAGTGAAAGTGTAGATGGCATCTATGCTCAGCAGTTTATCAAGTTCGATGTAAATGGTCATGTTTCAGGCCATGGATCAATGAATGATGGAACTACTTCAACTTTCATTTTTAACTATGACCGTATTCAATTTGGTACTCCAGTGGGTATAGATGGTATTGAGCCAAAACCCTTAATGACATTGCAAAATAAGCCTGTGACTTTGCCAAACGGTACTGTTATTCCGCGTGGTTTGTATGTCGATAATGGTAGTTTTGGATATATCAATGCCAATCGAATCTGGGCTGAAAACTTAAGCGTTATTAGTGCAGACTTGGGGACAATTAAAGTCAAAACTGCGAATATTGAAGATGGCGCAATTGATACTTTAAAAATTAAAGATGAAGCAGTAACGGTACCAATAGGTGTAAAAGCAATTGATATCAAAACTATCAATACTTTTTCTGGTGGCTCAACCGGTGGTTTACCTAATAACGATTTCAGTAATCACTTATCAGCATGGGAGGAGCATATAGGAACACTTCTTCAAGTAACGCTTAATAGAAGTGGGGGTAAAGTTAGACTTGATGCTTCAGTAAATATTTGCACACCATCTTTTGGAGCTTTTAGTGTTGGTGATGGGAGAGGCAAGCCAATTGCTGCGAATGACAGAGCTATGGCATCTTTTTATATTTCAATATATAGAAACGGGTCCTTAATTGGCAGAGGTTCGTTAGGCGCAAACATTGAGACAGGAAATATTAATGTCAATTTCAATGGTACTGCAGTTATCGTCTCTGCTATTGATGATATTAGTACAGTGGGCAATGTCACCTATACACTTAGAGCAGGTTTTGCAAGGCAGGAGGGTGTTAATATTCCATTGAATATAAGTTCTAACAATACTTTCATGATTACTTCAAGAACATTAAGTGTAATTGAAATGAAGAAATAACAGCACCCAACCGGGTGCTTTTTTATTGCCGAAATTAGGGGGAAGGCATGACTGAAAATGAATCGTATGGGTTGAGATTCGAAAAGAAAATTGACTCTATTCAAAGTGATATTCGCATGTTGTCAGATCATGTTACTCGACTGACTTTCATTAATGAAGCACATAAGGAAACTAGCGAACAGAACAAGAAAGATATCGATACTTTAGATATTAAAGTTGCCAATTTAGAAAACCGTACAGCATCGCAAGATGGTGGAATATCTGTGCTGCGTGTATTGCTTGGCATCTTTGCGGGCATCGTATTTTCACTGTGCGCTTGGGTTGGATCTTCAATTATTCAATTAAGCCAAGACCAATCTTTAATTAAAGAGAAAGTATCACGGTTAGAGGAAGCGGGACGATGAATAGTGAAAATACTCGAGCATATCTAGCTTTTGCATTGGTGGGATTAATGTTTGTTTTAGTGATTGCTTTATTTTTTGTGGATATGCCACGTGAAAATAGCAATCTGATCAATACGGCATTGGGTTTCATTGCAGGGGCTATGACAACTGCATGCGGCTTTTATTTTGGTAGTTCTGAGTTAGAGAAAAAGAAAGGTGAATCAAATGACAACTAAACCATTCTTCGATGCTGCCCGTGTCATTGCAGGCGGGAAGCTTACACAATCCCAAGTCGATGACCTGAATAAAGTGGTCGATAAACTTGCACCAAGTGGGAAAACGACAAGTGATGTTGGCGTTGACCTAATTTCTGGTTTTGAAGGCACAAGATTCAAAGCTTATGACGATGGTGTTGGAGTCTGGACCATTGGCACTGGCACCACAGTTTATCCAAATGGCGCGAAGGTTAAGCAAGGTGACACTTGCACACCTGAGCAAGCTAAAGCTTACTTTAAACACGACTTGGCTAAATTTGAAAAAACAGTAAATGAGTCTGTGACTGTACCGCTAAATCAAAATCAATTTGATGCTTTGGTATCGCTGACATACAACATTGGCTCAGGTGCTTTCAAGAATTCAACTTTGCTCAAGTTGCTTAATAAAGGTGACTATCAAGGTGCTGCCGACCAATTCCTTGTCTGGAATAAGGCAGGTGGTAAAGTTATGAAAGGTCTAGTTCGTCGCCGAGAAGCAGAGCGAGCACTCTTTTTAAAGAAGTAACTTATATGTGCAAACGTACTAAAGTTTCATCGATCATCACATTGCTGTGCCTCCTATTCTCAGGTTGCACAGCTCACACAATTAATAGTAATGTGAACGTCTCGATTTGTGTAAGGGCTTTGTGATGCAAGTCATGATCATGGTTTCGGAAGCGGGCAGAATGGAGAATACTTGCAATCTACCCGCTGATTTAGAAAAGAACGGGAATGTTCTTAAAATCTATGACTACTCATTAAAAGAGTTGCCGATTAATTTAGATGGCACTGTGACTTACAATGGCAAAAGATGGACCTTTGATAAGAAGCAAAGTTTTTAGTCTTTCCAGCTATCCACAATATCAGCCCAGTCTTGCATCATTTTTCGTCTAGCCTCTAAGTGCTGCGAATGGTCGTACGATGCTTTTGTCTTGTTAGATTCAGCATGAGCAAGCTGTTTTTCTACCCAAGCTTCCTCATAGCCCTTTTCATATAGTAGGGTAGAAGCTGTAGCTCTAAAATCATGAGTGGTAACGCCTTTTAAGCCAATATATTCAAGCATACTGTTAAGCGTTTCTTTAGCTAACATGCCATCATTTTTCTTACTGAAAATAGCAGGGAAAACTAATTCGCTATCACCAGAGATTGTATATTGACGCTTAAGTACTTCATATACTTGGTCAGATATAGGGAGAATATGGATTCTGGATTTTTTCATTGCCTCTTCTGGAAATCTAATAAGTCGTGTATCAAACTCGACCCATTTCCATTGCATTTTTCTAATTTCAATTGCCCGAAGCATTGTATATAAGAGAATGAAGCCAGCATTCTTAACAGTCTCTGTTCCATTGTATTTAGGCAATTGAGTTCTTGCCTTTTTTCTTTCTTCTTTAGTTAAGGCTCTTGCATGTTTTACACGAGGGCGCTTGATCACATCACGTACAGCATAAGTAGGGTCGTTCTCAAGCCTTAAAGTAGCAATTGCATAACGAGTTACAGCACCGATGAATCTTCGATTTTGTAAAGCAGCAGATTCACCCGTCATTTTTCCATTGGTTTCTTTAGTAACACGATTAATCGTATTATTTAAAATCTTCAATACGTCAGCCGCAGTCACGTCTTTAATATTTTTTTTGCCAATAACTGGGCATATATCTTTTTCTAAAGCAGTATCGAACTTCTCTTGATAAATTTCAGACTTCAACGTCATACGTTTTTCTTTAAATTCGGCTGCAATAGCGTTGAATGTATTTTTTCCTTCTTCTAATGCCTTGGCCTTATTATTTTGTCTATCTTCTACTGGGTGTATGCCTTTGGCTAATTTTGCTCGCATTTCATCCTTTAAGATTCTAGCGTCTGCCAAAGTAATAGCCGGGTATTCGCCAAGACTCATAGAAGATTCTTTACCATTAAAAACAAACTTAAATCGCCAAACTTTAGCTCCTGAAGGACGAACTTCTATGTAAAGTCTATCTGCATCCAATATTCTGTAGACTTTTTCTTTAGGTTTTAGTGCTTTAATCTTTAGGTCGGAAAGTTTTGCAGAGGCCATGAGGTAAGGGTAAGTAGTTTGTTACCCGCATTATTACCCGTTTTTTTCGAGGATGTAAACAAACTAAAAGGAACTAATAAGAACAACAACTTTTATAATTCAAAAACTTAGCTTTAAAAAAGGAACTATAGAGAATTAAAATAAACATCGACACTTATTATTCTTTACTACTGTTGCTTTCGCCATAATTCAAACTTCCACAATTGCCCCTATTGTGCCGTAAACTGATGCCAAGGTGAAGTTTTTTCCCACATATCAATATTTCGCCTCATGTATAACTTTTGCTAAAATAGGTGCACAATACAATTAGAGTACTAGCGGATGTCTAAAACGCGTGTAATTTATCCTGGAACATTTGACCCTATCACAAATGGGCACGTTGATTTAGTTACTAGAGCATCAAGAATGTTTGATGAGGTCGTAGTAGCGATTGCAATTGGACATCATAAAAATCCTTTGTTCAGTCTAGAAGAGAGAGTTGCACTGGCACAGTCATCATTAGGCCATCTATCAAATGTTGAATTTGTAGGTTTTGATGGTTTATTGGTTAATTTTTTCAAAGAACAAAAGGCTACAGCAGTACTTCGCGGTTTAAGAGCAGTATCTGATTTTGAATATGAGTTTCAATTGGCTAATATGAATCGCCAGTTGGACCCACATTTTGAAGCCGTGTTTTTAACACCTTCCGAACAGTATTCTTTTATTTCTTCGACGTTGATTCGAGAAATTGCACGCTTAAAAGGTGATGTAACCAAGTTTGTTCCGCAAGCTGTGGTTGAAGCTTTTGAACGTAAACATCAACAAGGTTGGTAAAGTGTCGTTATATATCACCGATGAGTGCATAAACTGTGATGTTTGTGAACCAGTTTGCCCAAATGAAGCTATTTTTATGGGTGAAGTGATTTATGAAATTAATCCAGATTTATGTACCGAGTGCGTTGGTCACCATGATCAGCCACAATGTCAATTATTTTGTCCAGTCGACTGTATTCCTAAAGATCCGCAGCATGAGGAAACGGAAGAACAGCTATTAGACAAATATAAAAGATTAATTGCTCAAAAAAGCACAAGCAATTAG